AGCACCAGCAGAAGCAAAAAGACAGACGAACGCAACTAGATTTTTCATTTGAAAAATTCTCCGAAATATTTGTTTGTGGGGATGGCGGTGTGTAGAGTGTTACTTTTCTACACGCAATTATGTATAAGGGTTGTCTTAGACTTTCATGAAATATTCATAAAAAAGTTTAGAATATTTTGATATATCGATATCAATGGATCTTTTTAACAGTGAAATTGAAAGGTGTTTGGACACACATTTCGAATCTTTCACCGGTGGTGAGAACGCCGACCAGATTGTTCGGGTCGATCTTCTCAATCTTTTTCAGAGCATAAATTGTGCGATCATCAGCGCCATCGCTCCAAATGACAACCTGATACTCTTCAAGAAAGAGGGTCTTAAAATAGTTCTTGATCGCTTTCATGCTCGACTCCGTAAGTTTGTTTTGATGCGCGTCTTGCTGCGTGATATTCACGGCAGACAGTCTCAAAGGTGTTCCATGCTTTCTGCATCTTAAGTTCATAGACTTCTGCAAGCCCGTAGTATTTATTCATCAGAGCATCTGCAAGAACCGGGTCCATCTCTTTCCACTTCGGATCATCAGTGAAGTAATCTGTAATCATTTTCACATCATCGATGATTTCCCAGCAGTTAATAAATTCTTGCTCAAGGTCAAAAATTGCATTACTATGATTTATCTTCATTTTCAATACCTATGATTTTCTTGATCAGTTCAGGATTGTCTTGATCGCGAATTACTTTTGTAGGACCATGAATAAGAGTGTTTGTTGCAAGTCGGCTGAACTTACGCAGCACAACCTCAGGATCTTTGCCGTTTCGAATATCGGACAGCGCCTCGACTAAGTGTCGATCAACTTTGCCCTGCACACGATTATACAGGGCGCTTAAATCAGAGTCAATCGATTTTTTGTCCAACGGTTCTCCGAACAATGTCATCAGCATCAAACTCAGACCAGTATAACTCAAAAGCAACACCGTCTTCAATACCTAAAAATTGGTGCCACTTACCAGGTTCGACTTTATAGTAGTCGCCTGCTCTTAACACCGTTTGATCGCAGAGCATATGCTTACGGTCTTCGCTTGGCTCGTTTTGCCATGTTTTCACAACAAGAACACCAGACTCAACAAAGAAACCATTCCACTTGGTTTTGTGAAAATGTTCTGAGCAGCAGTAATTCGCTTTAAACTCAATACGATGAAACTCAAACGAAGGCGTATGTTCGATTAGTTCAGTAGTACCCCAAATTTTACCTGATTTCATAATTTATTTCCATGTTAAGAAAAATTAAGCTTCGTATCCCACCTGATTAGTTTTTTCCGGAGGCAAGGGCAATTCAAATTTCCAAAGAAGGGTCTCTAATTCTTTTATTTCTTCAGCGTACTCTTGTAAATCATTTCGAAACTCATAAGAAAGAAGACTATCAAAATATTTCGATGCATTATCATCATGAATTTTTACTAACCATCTAATTTTAGAACGACGGGATAGTATCGCATCAGTAATTGCATAATAATTTGCACTTTCATGTTCACTAATCGCCATATCAATCCATCTCTTTTCAAGTATTTAATTTTAGACTTTCAGCAACCAATTCATACATTCTATCGTTTCTTCCTCGATCATTTAAAAATTCTGGATAATGAGGACCGTTCTTGTCGATAAAATGAAAAAAGACCTGAATTTGCCAATCATCTTGTAATGGATCGCGCCAATGCAACAATTCTTCTCCTCTGTACGCGACCATATCGCCGACAGAAATATTAAATGCCTTGTTGCCGTCTTTTGTTTGAAAGTATATTGGCCAATTTGGATTTGGATTTGAAACGCCCAAAGTCAAAGTTGTAGATATCTCACAAGAGGGGCGATCTTTGTGTTTTTTCAAATCAGAGCCCTTTTTATATATTCTAGAAAAAACGTATGTTGGTGCAAGTTCAATGCCTAAAATGCTTGATAGTTCAGGAACCATTTTATAGTGTACTCTAGCCAAAGGCCACTCGGTATATGATGATGTAGAGCCGGGGCATTGAGAACAGTTTTTCATTCGATTTGATTTCCACAATTCCTTTACATACTGATCACACTTATGTAAAGGCAGGGCATTTTTGATATAAGCATATCTATTTTTTTCAAAAAAATCTGCAGTAGACATAGAACAGCCTTAAGTGAAGAACTTAAGACTATTTATGTTTTAACCACCGAACCAATCAAGAACAAGTTTAAGCGCATACACATGCTCTTCTATTGCTTTGACATCTTGTTCAAGATCACTGTGGAAGATTGCCATACCGCCACCTTCTCGACGCCTTTCAAGATCAGCTTTCATGCTATCATACGACCAGCGAAGCTCGCTAGTAACAATATGGTCAACTTGATCCCAGGTAACTCTCAAACTGTAATCGCTTGTATCGCTCATAACTTATACCTTTTTACGAAGAGTCCATGTACCGTTTGAATTATCAATCCATTCTATCTCATCACCCTCTTTCCAGTCAAGCGCTTTTAATTCTTCTTCGGGCAGAACTAGAAACTGCCCGTCAGAATCTTCTTGAACTTCTAGAGTGTAACTACGAGTTTCGCTGTCGGTCATTTGTCTCAAGCGTCGCTTTCATAAATTCAACATTAGCACCAGCCTTCTCACCAAGACGCATCAGAGCGTTCATGTCTTTGGGGAAGCAGTGACCACCAAAGCCAAATGCGCCATCAGGACCAGGCACTTGCGTATGTGAACGACCCACACGAGGATCAAGGCACAGCCCGTCGATCACAATATCGAAGTCTTTACCACCGCACTTAGAGTAAATCTCAAATGCTTGGTTGAAGAAAGTTACCTTGGTTGCAAGGAAGCAATTCATGAAATACTTTGCAAACGCAGCTTGCTCTGCAGTCATGAAGCGCACATCTTTCAGATTAGGCAGCACAGGTACGAAAATCTCGTGCCACCAGCGCATAGAACCGCCACCATACACTGCAAACTCAGAGTGAATAAACTCTTGAGTCGGATCAGCACCAGTTGTACCACGCAGATACTCAGGGCTGAAAGTAATATCAAGATGATTGTAGTGACGGAAGAACAGCGGGTTGGTCGTAGACTTCACCAGATACTTCACATTGCCATACTTACGAAAAACATCAGAAATGTTTTGAGTATAACAAGAGCCGTCTTCGTCCATGGGCGTAGCAACGCAGACCACAACAGCATCGACCGTCTCGACGCGATCATCGGGAAACGCATGCCCTTTGTACGGGTCGTCAAGAAACACTTCTACATCAGGATGATTCTTAAGCGCTGTGGATACAGCAGTACCGACAGGACCAAGACCCGCAACTACAATCGTAGTCATTAGTTATTCTCCACGAAATCACGCAGAAATTGCGCAATCTTATCATCAACAAAAACAGAAACAGCCATCAGCTTCTGCACAAGATAAAAGAACACTTCCCAGACCACCAAGGGTGCTAGCACAAGAGCAACTTTCAAACCACGCTTGTAGTTTGCGCTCTTCACAGAATCGATTACTTTGTTCCAGAGTTTTGAAATAAACATATCACTTGTCCAAACAGATTGAGGGTAACATATCGGCATCGACAATACCGCCGATGCCTTGTATGTAGGCGGTCAGTTCTAGAGGAAATTCTAGAGCCTGCTCGCACTCATCAGGTGGAACACTTGTACAGCCCGCAAGTATAGCAAGACTAGAAGTAAGTTTCAAGAGCCTCAAGAAGATCATGATAATGTGCCATCTCACTCAGTTCTTTTTCAATCGTTTCCATGATATCGGGATGCTCTGCAACACCAACAGTGTTATTCAGAAACACTTCGATATTCATACGATGCTTGTGAATGTGCGCTTCAAAGTGTGCTTTCGCAACCTGAAGCATTTCGTCTCTAAACTCTTTCATTCGTCTTGTACCTCCGGGTAGCCAACATACCAACGCTCAACCGTGTCAAGGCGGAACGAACGCCAACCTTTAACATCTACTGCCCACACTGCGAAGTGTGAACCTTCTTCGTTTAGATCGTTCGGTAAAATTTCAGGAACATTGCCTTCGCTTAGAACATTGTTAAGAGTGCAAGGCATACGACGAAACTCACCAGTCTTCACCTTACGAAACTCGACAGTCACAACGCCTGCGCGAGCAGCAGCGAGAAAGCCTTTCATACTCATTATAAATCATCCTCTTTAACAAAAATACCGTCGACCATTCGACCTTTCCGATCTTTGATATCATTATATGCTACTTCAAGACACTCTGTCAAACTTAGATTATGTCTCTCAGCAATGTTGATTAGCACCACCATAATGTCGCCAATGTCGTCGCGAATGTCACGATTCTTGCATACATTATCACTCAGTTCACCAACCTCTTGGATCAACTTGCACACCTGATCTTTGTCAGTAGCACCGTCAATCAAATTACGATCACGGTGCCACTGTTTGGTACGCTCAATCCAAGTTAGAATCCATTCGTTCTCAGCAGCCATTATTCAATACCCAAGTATTCCATGATCTTTTCAGGAGTAGTCTCACCGTAGGGATCAGTCTCGCAGTTGTCTTTACGCCCAGGCTCGACAAAGTACTTTTCGATAATACCGTTGTCTACGACCATAGCATAGCGCCAAGAGCGCTTACCAAAGCCTAGATTGTCTTTATCGACAAGCATACCCATGTCATCAGTGAAGAAACCCGAACCGTCAGGAATCACTTTAACATGCTTGAGCCCTTGAGCCTTCGCCCATGCATTCATGACGAAAGAGTCATTGACAGAAATGCAGTAAATCTCGTCAATGCCAGCGTCATAGAACTTCTGAGCGTTCTCTTCAAAGCCAGGCAGTTGCATAGTAGAGCAAGTAGGCGTAAACGCACCAGGCAGCGAGAACACAACCACGCGCTTGCCAGTGAACAGGTCGTCAGTGGTCACATCTTGCCAGCGATAAGGATTATCGCCACCGACAGACTCGTCGCGAACGCGAGTTTGAAAAGTCACATACGGAACAGGTTCGTGCGTACTCATTTTACTCTCCTTGATTAATTAATTGTATTGTTTTGTTCCAGGTTGAAACATCTTTTATAACGTGAGAAATTGTGATTCTCCAACAATCTGTTGAAGCGCAATGATACAGCGGTTTTTTGTCTTCATAATTACCAAAATAACCTGCTTTAAAAGACCACCCTTTTTTATCATGAATGGTTACTTTTTGCTCTGCGCTTCCGTGATAATATTTAAAACATCCTTCTCCAGTTTCGCTGTATGTAAAAATAATATTATAACCAGGGGCATTAGCATTATTATGCCAGTCGATATAACCTTTTGGGGGATAAATTGCCCATAAAGCAGACCTAGCACTATTAAGAAAAACACTCATTTTGTTCGTCAGATTTGAGAAATCTTTTTCGTATTCTGAATTATTGTCTTTGAAAGCTTTTGCTTGATATCCATAAAATAAATTTGGTAATCCAACATGATCTTTGTTTAAAGAGATTATTTTTTTAAGATAATCATCAGACGTACAAAGTTCATTATATTTTTCATAGCCTTCAAGTTTTAATACTTCAGCTATGTCATATTTTTCAAGAAAAGTATAACGAATTTCCTCTAATATGTCAAGAATATTTTTATTGTTAATTGCGTAAAGTTGCATTGTTTTGTTTCCTGGTAAAATACGAAAACACAATGTATTTTCTTACACATGCTACAACAAAGAACACAGAGGTAAAGACGATTGTCATCACCTCTGCGCTCAGTTCGAATGGTAGAAAGATTTTCAGCAGAACATAGTTTAACACAAGATTGATCGGTGTTGCAACTATGGTGTCGCTGACAGCAGTCTTTGCTATCTTCGCATTAAAAGCCATTAACTGTGTAACCTGTCATGCTCGTACAGCATGAGAAATCCATAGTGAATGATCTTCAGAATGTCTTTGCGATGCTCGCTAGGATCGCCTTTCTTGCCGTAGCGACCGTTATACTTATCGACATTGCCAGAGAAGAATCCTAGACCATGTCCGCGATCAACAATGACTTCAGCAGACTGCAGCCCACCTTGCCCATAGTGCCCGCTGTAGGTAGAGTCGATATACTCTTTAAACTCTTTCAGCAACTCGTCTTCACGAAACTTATATGTGATCTTCAACTTTGAGTTTTCCTTGTTTGCCGTTTGGATAAGTTATAATAACATCATCGGTGTTAGTAACAGTAATTTTATCCGCTTTGAATATAGATAGAAGTCGAACCCACACATCAACAAGCCCGTCACGATAGCCAAAGTGTCTACCGAGCTTATATGCTACGAAGAGCAAAGCGGTCGATAGAATTGTGTGCGTAGTGGAATCCATGTTAACTCCTAGAAGATTTTAATGCCTTTCAGCTTTTCACCAGAAGTCGATTTATCAAAGACTGGCACATCGTCATCAACAAGGTCTTGCTGAGACTCATCTACATCATACAGCTTCATCTTCGACCTGTCAACCCCTACGACGAATCTTTTATCGACGTTAGGATCGTTATAGCGATTCTTCAACTGCTTGACCATAATCTGACCAAGACTGCTCAGTTCATCGTTTGAAATCAAAGCAAACATCAAGTCAGCGGTTGCAGGAAGGCCGAAAGACTCCGAAGTGTCTTCAAGCCCAGGATCAGAATTGCCATATCCCGACCGAGTGGTCTGTGTCGCTGACACAATCGGAACATCAAACTCGACAGCCAACCCGCGAATCTCTTCAGCAATGGCTTTGATATAGGTGTACGAGTTGATTGCACCACCCATGGATTTCATTCGCGAGGATGCACAGATATTCAGATAATCGATGAATATCAATTCTGGAACAAACTTCTTCTTTAACTTCAGTTCCATCAGCAACGCACGAAAATGACCAGAGTGTGCTTGCCCGGTCGGGTACTCCTTGATGATCAGCTTACCGTTTGTGCTTTCTGCAATCTTACGCACACGGTTCGAAAACATATCCTGAGACATATTTTCTAACTGATCGATTGGCACATTCAGCAGATTTGCGTCAATGCGTTCAGCAATGCGCTCCTCTGCCATTTCCATCGTAACGTACAAGACATTACGACCCTGCGATAGGGCACTAGCCGCAACGTGGCACATGAACAGCGACTTACCGACGCCTGTACCAGCGAGCGCAATATTAAGGGTCTTATTTGGTAGCCCGCCCTTTGTGATACGATTAAAGTAATCAAGATCAAAGGGTATGCGCTCTTCTTGTGCATGGTAGAAAGCGTATCGCTCGTCAACATTTTCAAGGTAATCGTGTCCGATGTTGGTATCAAACGATACGGCTAGTGCATTCTGCAGTATGTCAGGCAGCGCATTCTTCGTAAGCTTCTCGTGCTTGCCATCAATAATGGAGATAGACTCCATGATTGCACGATAGACTGCGCGATCCTGACACCACTTTTCTGTAGTATCAAGTAACCACTGATCATTCTCTTCTTTTCTTTCGAAAATATTAGGGAGAATATCAATGGCATGAGTATACATCTGATCACTGATTCGATCAGACTGATCAATCTCAATCTTAAAAGCTTCAAGCGTAGGCAGTTTGTTGTACTTCTGAACGAACTTAGTTACTTCGGTAAAGATATGTTGATAGACACCCTCAAAATATTCTTTCTTAAGAAACGGAACGACCTTACGCATGTAAGGCTCGTTCGTCAATAGATTACGCAGAATGGTTTGTTCTAGATCAATCTTCACTTGTTTCCTCGGGATCGACTAATACGAGAGAGCCATCTACTGCTGCTTCTTCTAGCACACTTGCAAGAATATCAGCAGCACGGTTTTGCAGTTCAACAGATTCGGTAGTTAATTCACCGTCAGGAGTTGATACTATCACAAAATTAAATGTCAAGCAATCACTTTCTCCATCAAATGCAATGTTACCAAATCGAATTACAGTCTCTGCAAAATCGCCCTCAAGAATACGCACATCCCAAGCTTGATCATTTTCTACAGCGCTAGCCGGAACTAGCGCGTAGTCTTGCCCTTCGATCATTCTATTCATTATTCTTCCATTTCAAGTTCAAGTTCAATGCCGGTACTGCCTGCACCAATCTTGTATTGCTTCTCTACAAACTCTTGAAACTTAGCATCGGTTAGAATATCCGCCCAGAAGTCTTCGCTCAGAGTGTCTTTTTCTCTGATTTTATTTCCAATGACTTCGCCAGTGCTAGTGTCAACACGCTGATACCAACCATTGGAAGGCTTAGTAACGAAACCAGAAGCAAGGCCAATATCCAGAAGACCGCTAAAACGCTCAATGCCACCGTCCCAAGAAACACTAATAGGGATCTTAGACTTTTCTTTAACAAATCTAGACTTCTCGACATTGATGATGAAATCATAACCAGTTACCTCAGTGCCTGTCTTGTTCTGACGACGACCAAGAATCCAGATATTATCAGCAGAATAGTAGATACCAGTACCACCGCCAACAATGTCTTTCGGAAACAGACCAATCTCTTTGTAAGTGTGATTGATCGCAAGCAGAGGAATGTTCTTCATGGTCAGATAAGGCGTCGCCATACGAAACAGACCCTTGAGTGCTTTTGCTCGTGACATATCAGCCACAGACTTTTCGTCTAGCGCGTCTTCAAGCTCTTTCTTCGACGCGAGGTTACCAATAGAGTCAATGACAATAATTACTTTGTCTTCTTTTTCTAGTTGCTCTAGCTGACCAATCAGATCGAACTTGAGTTCTTCGACATTGGTAATAGGTGTGTGCAGCACACGAGACACATCAATACCAAATGTTTCGAAGTACGCTTGAGGCGAACCAAACTCAGAATCATAGAACAACATTACAGCTTCTGGATCAGACTTCAGAAACTCTGCTGCCATCTTGAGCGCAAAAGAAGTTTTGAAGTGCTTAGAAGGACCAGCTAGCACTGTCAGACCAGATGCTAGCCCTCCTTTCAAACTTCCAGACAGCGCGACATTCAGCATGGGAACGTCCATTCTGGTAATCTCGCGCTCTTGGAAAAACTCAGAATCAGAAAGCACAGCAGTAAACTTGACTTTCGAATTCTTTTTGAGTTTATTCATAACAGACATATTATACTAGTCCTTCAGGTTTTTGAAGTTAACACACTCGTCAAGAACAGGCAGTTTATCGGTCATACCGACAAGTAGTCGGGCATCATCGTTAAGATATTCGCCCGAGTAAGCTCTCGCTTGCTTATAGGTCACACCTTCTTCAGCCTGCGCACGAATAAATGTAGGCACCATTGTAGTACGATTAGTCAATTCAGAAGACTTTTCCATCATGCGACGAACGTTGATGGGATTAGCATTCTTAACATCAAGAATCGTATCATACAGTTGATTGAAGTAGGTTTGTTTTACAGCTTTAAAACCAGCGATACCAAGCTTCGCATACGCAACTTCGAAAACAGTACCCACCACAACTTCTTGTGCAGATAGCTGACTTGTATCACGAACGATCTTCAAAAATGCAGGAATTGTTTTTTCCGCACCGCCAATCAGAGCGTAATCAGCAGACAGAACACTTCCCAGATTGTTGGGATCAGCAACTTCAGGCATGTAGATCACTTTAGCATCAAATGCTTGAGGACCCATAGAAAGAATCATGCGCTCAATTGTTTCGATATTCATCGTCGAACGAATGCAGACAGCGCACTCAATTTGACGAATAAGCTTGTTGACGGTATCAAGAAGCTCAGCGTCATCAAGAGTATCGTTTTTCAGAAGAGGCACGT